TCCTAATGCTGAATTAGGAAAATGGATTGTAGAAAATTTAGATTTTGACCAATTAATTTTGGAATACCATAATATAGAAGAACCAAACTCTGGTTGGATTCATTGCTCATATAAAAGTCCAACAAATAATAGAAAACAAACATTGAGAGCATTTAGGAACGATAAAGGCAGTACTCAATATGTGGAGTATAATCCCAGCTGAACGCTTGGTGAATTTACTAAAGATGAATTAACTGATATGTACTCCCGAAAAAACATTTAAAGCTTGACTTTGGTTAAATATATGATATAATTATACTATGAATAAACTGAACGAATATTTTAAAAACAATTATGAAGTAAAGAATTTTACTCATATTCCATTACCCACAAATCCAATAAAACTAGTTACCGAAACAATTAATGGTAAAAGATTTTATGTTTTACCTGATGGTAAAAAGTATCCTTCAATTACAACTGTGCTATCGGATAGGAACAATGAAGGTATAACCAAATGGCGTGAGTCAGTAGGTGAACAAGTAGCGAAGAATATAATGAGAAGTGCAGCTAAGCGAGGCACGGCCGTACACACATTAACAGAAGACTATTTAAACAATAAAGAACTATCAAAACAGGCAGTATTGCCCACAGCGCTATTTACTATACTTAAAACCGAGTTAGATCATATAAATAATATTGTTATGCAAGAAGAAAGTTTGTGTAGCCATAAATGGGGCGTTGCAGGTAGAGTAGATTGTATTGCTGAGTTTAAAGGTAAACTATCAGTAATAGATTTTAAAACCTCAACAAAGGATAAAAAGGAAGAGTGGGTAGAGAATTATTTTATACAAACGGCTGCTTATTGTGAAATGTATGAAGAACAATATGGACAACCAATTGACCAGATAGTTATATTAATAGTAACCGAAGAAGGCGCAACTCAAACATTCATTAAAAACAAAAAAGATTACTTACCCCTATTAAAACCAGCAATAGAGGAGTTTCATAAGAAATTTAAAGCAGATGGGAAAACTAATTAAAATAATATGTGGACTATTTTTTATATTATGTTGTACCAATTTATATGCAGGACCAGAAAATTTAGCCAGATATCCTTGGACGCTAATGGATGTACCAGTATGGTGCGGACCTGTAAAAGAAGTTAATAAAGTATTAGAAGAAGAAGGATATGTACCAGTAGAAGCAGCTTTTGGTAGAGAAAAAGCATTACCAGATGGAAAAATTGTTTATATGGTTACAACATATGCTTCAACCAATTTAGAAGGAAATATTTTAAGAACACTAGAAACACCTAAACAACAAGAGAAGTGTGTGCTTAATGTGCTATTTGATTATAAAGCAATAGTGCCAAAAACTGGTGTATAAAGAAATTAGTCGTTGATAAGAAGACAATAACTAGTGAGGACCTGGGTGCAATACCCAGCCACTCCACCATTTAAACAATGCAATTTAAGGGGTGGAACTAGGCTCGACTCGTAGGTAAAACTTTTAGGAGATTAATCGCTAACACCGTACTGTTAATTAAACGCTAACTCACAAGGTTACGCTTTAGCGGCATAGTCCGCTTGGGGTTTGCCTGTACCTCGCAACAGAAACAGGCTTGACTTTTTATAACAAATATAGTATAATATAACCATAATGATTAATAATGATTGAAGGTATTATAACACCAAATAAGTTTGCTTTAATTATAGAGGATATAGTTAAATCAAAACGGATAAGTTATATAGACGCAATTTTAGAGTATTGTAAAGATAATGAAATTGACCCTAGTAATACCAAATCAATGATTAATAAAACATTAAAAGAAAAAATAGCATTTGAGGCACAAAATCTTAATATGCTAAAAGAAAAGGTAGCAAAACTACCATTATAATATGAGGAAAATAAATGTTTGACGATAAAATAAATATGCAAGTACCATTTGTTCATTTTAGAGTAAGAGAATTAGGCGAATGGGTTGATACAAATACAGACACTTACTTTAAAGGTAAAAGAGTATTAGTGTTTTCTTTACCAGGTGCATTTACACCTACTTGCTCAAATCAACAATTACCAGGCTACGAAAAACAAGCAAGTGTTTTTAAAGAACACGGCATAGATAACATCTATTGTATGTCAGTAAACGATTCTTTTGTTATGAATGCTTGGGCAGCAGATCAGAAATTAATAAATGTAATGGTAATACCTGATGGCAATGGTCAATTCACACAAGAAATGGGAATGCTTGTACAAAAAAGAGATAAGTGTTTCGGTCAAAGGTCTTGGAGATATGCTATGATAGTTGTTAATGGCGTAATTGAGCAAATGTTTGTAGAACCAGGTAAAGGAGACGACATACCAGAAGACCCTTATGGAGAATCTTCAGCAGAAAATGTGTTAAAATATTTACAAAGTCTTAAAGGTTAAAGAGTGAATGGCTTTGAAGTTTATAAAATCTATCTGGCAATCAAATTACATTTCACAAGTAAAAACCAGAGTTACAACTACCATAAACACGGTGGCAGAACAACTGCTCGGCTTGAAACCTTTACTAAAAGAAGGGATAAATACTTCTTTCACAAGCTTTCTAGAGCTTATAGTAATAATAATATTGTCGATTATTTTGTTAGTAATTTTGTCACTAATACTAATCTTTGGATTGGCGATATCATTGGGCGATCTGGTGATGAGAACTATAAACTCTGGTCAAAAAAATTAGAGGCATTACATTATTATTATGAACAAGATATAGACTATATATTAAGTAAGATAACAAAGAAATTAAGTTTTGATGATTTATTTACATCTAAAGGAGGACAACACCCACCTATACTTAAATACTTTTTATCTAAAAGGATAAACTTTGAAACACTTTTAATACTAGATGATATTTTGAAGTTTTCAAAAAGATTAAATAAAGATATACAAGAGAAAGTATTATGGCCCAAATTATATGATAGAATGACTAGATATAAACCTTTTCTAAAATATAATATAACAAAATATAAGATGACATTAAAAAAGAAGATAAAGGATATATAATGGATAGTAAACCAAAACAGCATCCAAAAGCTGCAGAAGTAAAAATAAAAACTATGATATTGGGCACAGTTGTTTGTAGATTTGACTTGCCTATGATTTTTGTGGACCATATTAATGAAGCATATGATAATGCAAAAGATTTACCAGCACATAATAAAGACCTTGCAGGTAAAATTGAAGATGAATTTTTAGTTAATGATATATTAACAGATGAAATGAAAGGAACTTTTATGGGTTGCTTTAGGCAGTATCTACAACAAGCTCAAAAACCTTTTTGGCATTGCTCATTAGAAAATGCTTGGATAAATGAAATGAAAGCAAATGAATATAATCCTTCACACTACCATTCAAGTCTAGTAACTGATTTAGGGTTATCTTCTGTATTAATGTTAAAAAGACCTAGTACATATGGTGTTGAGTATTCAAGAAAAGAAGATCCATCTAATGGTTGGTTAGAATTTTCTGGCGGACAACAAGACCCACTTTCTATACCACAGCTTAGAGTGGATGCTAAAGTAGGAGAACTTTATGTTTTTCCATATACTTTATTACATGGTGTTTATCCATTTAATGGTACAGATGAAATTAGAAGAACATTATCTTATAATTGTAATTTATATAAAGACGCTGTAGTAAAACAACAAATGGATAAAAATGCCAAAAAATAGAGAATTTAAATTTTTTAAAGATGACGCTGATGAAACTCCTATTGAAACAACAGAGCAAATGAGTTTTAAGAAGGCAGTTAAATCTATACAGAATAAAGTTAAAGATACAAAAGTTATAATTGAATATATAAGTAAAAAAGGTAAACAAATTAGAGAATATGTTTTTTTACCAATGGGTAGAAAAAAGAAATTAGGTAAATAATGGCTGATATAAACAGACTAGTAGAAGAATTAGGTCAATTGACTATGCAAGAAGCAGCAGATATGGGTAAGATGATGGAAGAAAAATGGGGTATTAATATTAGTAATATACAAACA